GGTAATTTTGCTACTTCTTGGAAGTAGTCTAATTTAAGCAAAAATATTGACATTATCTCAATGCACCATAGTGTTAGATGTAGATATATCTAAAACATTTATGAGGTTTTTGCTTGAGCAACGCTTTTGATTCAACAAACTATCCAAGCCAAGTTCCAGTTGAGTTACAACTAGGAGATTTTTGGGCTTGGAAAAGAGAGGATTTATCACAAGATTATCCTGTGGCTGCTTACTCTTTATCTTATGAATTCAATTTAGTTGATGGTGCTACAGTTGCAAACTTTACTTTAACTGCATCTGAGTCTGGCGATGATTACATTATCGAAGAATCAAGCACAGCTTCTTACACAAAAGGAAACTATAACTGGGTTTCATACATAACCAGATCGTCTGATTCTGCAAGAGTAAAATTAGAAGAAGGTTTTGTTGAGATACAGGATAACTATGCAACCACTTCTGCTTCAGTCAGAAGTCATGCAAAGATTGTTTTAGATGCGATTGAAGCAGTCATAGAAAACAGAGCCACAATGGATCAGAGTTCTATGTCTATTGCTGGAAGGTCTTTATCAAGACTTTCAATAGATGAGTTAATGACTTTTAGAGATAGATACAAAGCTGAATATCTTAAAGAAGTTAAACAATTAAGAATTAAAAACAAAAGAGGTTCAGGAAATACAATCAAGGTTAATTTTGGTCGTACCACTGGCTCAACACCTAAGAGCGACATAACATAATGGCTTGGTATAACAGAATCATTGGTGGCGATACACCAAAACAGAAAAAACGAAAGGCTTATAGAAGAAGTTATACTGGTGCTAACACTGGCAGATTATTTGCAGATTTTGTAACCACATCTACAAGTGCCGATGCTGAAATAAAAGATAACATACGAATCCTAAGAGATAGGGCAAGAGAGTTAGCTAGAAACGATAGCTACATTGCTAGATACCTCAATCTAATGGTATCTAATGTTATCGGCAAGCATGGCATAAGAGTTAGCTCCAAAGCTAGGAACGATGATGGTTCTTTAGACATTGGAGCTAACCTGCTCATTGAGCGAGCTTGGAAGGAATGGTCTCATGTTGGCAACTGTACTACCAATGGCAGGTTGTCATTTTTAGATTGTCAAAAGATATTTATAGAATCTCTGGCTAGAGATGGTGAAGTTTTAATAAGAAAAATAAAAAACCCTGACTCACCTTTTGGTTTTCAATTACAGTTTTTAGAAGCAGATCATTTAGATGAAAATAAAAATGATGTTTACAAACAAACTGGCAATAAAGTTAAGATGGGTGTTGAGGTGGATCAATATGACAAGCCAGTAGCCTATCATCTATACAAAGATCATCCATACAATAGAAATTACTTAAGCCAGAACCAGCACATCAGAGTTCCTGCTGAAGAGATCATTCATGCTTATATGCCACAAAGAGCAGAACAGACTAGGGGAGTTTCTTTAATTGCAACCTCTATGGCAAACGTCAAGATGCTTAATGGTTATCTTGAAGCAGAGATAGTAGCAGCAAGAGTTGGTGCATCTAAAATGGGCTTCTTCACTTCACCAGATGGCGATGGTTATGTTGGTGATGGTGAATATGAAGATACATTCAACCCAACAATGAACGCTCAAGCAGGAGTTTTTGAACAACTACCATCAGGCATGGACTTCAAAGCATTTGATCCTACTCATCCTACATCTGCATTTGATTCTTTTACCACAAGCGTACTTAGAAGCATTGCATCAGGATTAAACATTTCATATCACTCACTATCAAACGATTTAACTTCTGTTAATTATTCTTCTATTAGACAAGGTGCTTTAGAAGATAGAAGTATGTATCAGATATATCAACAATTTGTAATTGAGCATTTTGTAAACCCAGTATTCCAATCATGGTTGGAGATGGCTATTTCTAGTGGTTACATTAATTTACCAATGGGCAAATTTGACAAGTTTGCTAGATCAGTAAATTACATTCCAAGATCATTCGCATGGATTGATCCACTAAAAGAAATGCAAGCTAATGTTATTGGTTTACAAAATGGAACACTTACATACTCAGACATTTCTGCATCTTATGGCAGAGATACTGAAGAACTGTTTGAGCAACATCAAAAAGAAATTGAGTTAGCTAAACAGTATGATATTGAATTAGCTTATCAGCCATTTGGTCAGAAACTACCTGTTGAAGCGAAGATACAGGGTGGAGATGACGAAGATGGCTAGACCAAATGCAGGCATGAAGTCAGAAGCTCAAAAGGGCTTAGACTGGCGTGAAGAATTTGGTAGAGGTGGAACTAGAATTGGTGCTGTAAGAGCAAGACAAATAGTGGCTGGTGAAAATTTATCAGATGAGACTATTAAAAGAATGTACAGCTTTTTTTCAAGACATGAGGTAGACAAACAAGCAGAAGGCTTTAGTGCTGGCGAAGATGGCTACCCTAGTAATGGCAGAATTGCATGGGCTCTCTGGGGTGGAGATGCAGGTTATAGTTGGTCAAAAAGATTGGTGGAACAAATGAAAAAAGAAGATGATAGAGCAGCTCCAGATGCATTAAGTTTAGGAGATTTTGTAAGCTGGGATAGTGCTGGTGGCAGAGCTAGAGGAAAGATCATAAAGATCGAAAGAGATGGCAAGATCAATATTTCAAATAGTGAGCTAACAATTACTGGAACTCCAGATGATCCTGCTGCATTAATACAAATTTATAGAAGTGGTGAACCTACTGACACTGAAGTAGGTCATAAGTTCAGCACATTAACTAAGATTAATCCCATAAGGGATTTTAACGATTTCAATTCAAATGAATTGGAAGTACATCCAGTAGAAAATACTGAGGAGAAAACTATGTTAAAAGAAGATAGACATATCCTCAGCGTTTCTGAAACTGATAACTCTGTTATCGTTGAGTTTGAGAAACATGAGGATGTAGAAGAAGGTGAAGAAGTAGAAATGGCTGAGGAAGTTTCTATGATTGATCAGGATGAGGAAGAAAGAAAGGTTGTACATATGCCTATGAAATATAGGACTATTGATCTTTCCAGAGCTTCTTATGTTGATGAAGAAAATCGTAGAGTCCGAGTTGGCGTTTCTTCTGAAGAACCTGTTGAAAGAAGTTTTGGCATGGAAGTGCTAGGACATTCTGAAGGTGATATAAACATGGAGTTTATAGCATCTGGGCGAGCACCACTGCTCCTTGATCACGATATGACCAAGCAAATAGGTGTAATTGAAGAATTCAAACTTGACGAGACAGCAAAAAGGACAACTGCTGTTGTACGCTTTGGAAAAAGCGAACTAGCTCGAGAAGTATATGAAGATGTCAAAGATGGTATTCGCATGAATATCTCTGTAGGCTACAGAATAGATAAACTGGAGCGTATACAACGTGATGGCGAGGATTATTACAAAGCAAATTGGACTCCAATGGAAGTTTCTTCTGTTAGCGTGCCTGCTGATCAATCCAGACTTGTAGGCGTTGGGCGTTCTAAAAATAAACAAACTAAAACTCAAATAGAGGTAATTAAAATGACTGAAGAAGTTAAAAATGAGATTAACCTTGATGAAGTTAGAGCTCAAAGTGCTGAAGAAGCAAAAGCTGAATTCAAAAGAAATTCAAAAGAGATCATTGATCTTGCTGTAAAGCACAATAAAAGAGACCTAGCTGACAAGGCTATTCAAGAAGGTGCATCTGTTGAAGAGTTCAGAGGAATATTATTGGAAAACATTTCTAACAATACTCCACTTGAAACTCCTTCAGAAATCGGAATGACACCAAAAGAAGTTAGAAGATTTAGTTTAGTAAAAGCTATTAACGCTCTTGCTAATCCTTCTGACAGAAATGCACAGCGAGCTGCTGAATTCGAATTCGAATGTTCAGAGCAAGCTGCTAGAGAACATGGCAAAGTAGCACAAGGAATTATGCTTCCTGCTGACGTTCTTCGTAACTGGACTAGAGACCTGAACACAAGTGATGACTCTACTCTTATCGCTGAAGATTACAAAGGTGGAGATTTCATAGACGTTCTAAGAAACTCTTCTTCTGTAATGCAAGCTGGTGCAACTATGCTTCGTGGATTACAAGGCAACGTAGTTATTCCTAAGAAAACTGCTGCTGCTTCTGCTGGCTGGATTGCTACTGAAGGTGGAGACTCTGCTGAGTCTGAATTCACTTCAGGATCAGTAACCATGTCTCCTAAAGTTATTGGTGCTCACACTGATGCTTCAAGATTAATGCTTCAACAATCTTCATTAGATATTGAAAACTTAATCAGAGATGACCTTACACAATCTATTGCTTTGGCAATTGATTTAGGTGCTTTGGCTGGTTCAGGATCAAGTGGTCAACCAACTGGTATTGCTAATACTTCTGGAATCAACACAACAACATTTGCTGCTGCTAGCCCAACTTTTGCTGAGGTTATAGCTATGGAAAGTGCTGTTGCTGCTGATAATGCATTGTCTGGTTCATTGTCTTACATTTGTAAGCCAGCAGACTATGGAACATTGAAAACAACTAGCAAGGACACAGGTTCTGGAATGTTTGTTGTTGAGCCTGATGGAAGAATGAATGGCTACAATGTTATCAGAAGTAATCAAGTAACTTCAGGTGATTTCTACTTTGGAAACTTTGCTGACTTGTTAATTGGAATGTATGGTGGATTAGACATTACTGTTGATCCTTATGCACTTTCAAAAGCAGGTGGCGTGAGAATTATTGCTCTACAAACTGTAGACGTAGCAGTTCGTCATGCTGTTAGTTTCTGTAAGTCATCTGACTAATTAGCTGATGCTTAAATGGAATGGTGGGGGAAACCCCACCACCTTAATTATGAAAAAATATAAAATTTTACAAGACACAGTTGCCAATGGATCAAAGGTTCATGCTGGCGATGTAGTAGAGCTTGATGAGGTCATAGGTCATTCATTATGTGGCTATGGCAAAGCAGAAATTCATGTTGAAAAACCAAAAGCTAAACAAGCTGATAGAAGCGTTGGTTTGGAGACATCAGAGGTTAAAGCTCCAAAGAAAAGAGCTAAAAAATAAATCATGCCCATCGAGAGTGCAGCAGATTTTAACTCCTATGTAGACATCAACACAGGTCATGGAGTTACTGCTACATTCTTCGAGGTGCAACAATCATTATGGGATCAAAGGGTTGGTCTCATTGACACTTGGTTCGATATCGATTCTGGAAATACAACCAATATTAATATCATCATAGATCAAGAATATTTCAATATAGAGGGTGGCACAGTTCCTGTTGCTGGGTATCAACCCAGAGCAATTATTAAAGCAACTGATGCTCCTTATATATCGCAAGAAGATAGATTAATAGTTAATGCAATTACAACTAATCGTGGCAGTGTTTTAAAACCTGAAACTTCTTTTGTTGTTAGAACAGTTGAGCCTGATAACACAGGTTTAGTATCACTGGTATTAGAGGAAGAATAATGTCTCAATATCGCATGGAAACAGAAGAAGATATGATCTCATACCTAGATATAGATTATGGTCATGGCGTATCTGCTGTTTACACAAATAATGGTACTGATTCAACAATAAGAATAATTCTTAATAATGAATATGTTGAGCAAGAAGAAGGTATAGGCGTGGAAGCACTAAAGCCCATAGCTTATTGCAGAACCATAGATGTTCCAAATATATCATTTGGAAATACATTAGCTGTTGCAGCCATTAAAGATGTTGATGGCAATACATTAAAAGCAGCTCAAAATTATACAGTTGTTAATATACAAGCAGATAGAACTGGTTTCTCTGCTTTGATGCTTGAGGAAATATAATGGCAAACCATATTAGACAACAAATCAGAGAAAAATTTGGCACAACTCTAAATGGACTAACAACTACTGGTTCTAATGTTTTTGAATCCAGAGTTTATCCATTAGAAAATGCTTCTTTGCCAGCGTTAATCATTTACACAAAATCAGAAACATCTGAGCCTATCGTTATAGGAACACAAAGACTTATGAGCAGAGAGCTCTCAGTTGTAGTAGAAGGTTATGCCAAAGCTACTAGCAACTTTGATGATACTATTGATACAATAAGCAAAGAAGTTGAAGCAGCAATAGCTGCTGACAGAACTCTTGATGGATTGGCTAAAGATACTTATTTAGAATCCACAGAGATAGAGTTTAACAGCGAGGGAGAAAAGCCATTAGGCTATGTCTCTCTTACATTTTTAACAAACTACTATGTCAAGGAAAACGCACCTGACGTAGCAGTTTAAAGGAGACAATTATGAAAATGATTAGTCCAGACGGAAAAGTTTCTATAGATGCTCACCCTTCTAAGGTTGAGTCATTATTGAATAAGGGTTGGAAAGAAGAAGCAGCCCCATCGAAAGATAAACCTAAATCTTCTTCTAAAGAAAAGTCGAAAGACGAGGTAGAAAATGGCAACACATAAAGGAAGTGAGGGGACTGTAAAAGTTGGCTCAAATCAAATCGCCGAAATAAGGTCTTACTCAATCGAAGAATCTGCTGATACTTTAGAAGATACTTCAATGGGTGATTCTGCTAGAACTTATAAACCATCATTAACAAACTTCTCAGGAAGTTTAGAGGTGTTTTGGGATGAAACTGATACATCAGGTCAAGGTGCTTTAAGCATTGGATCAGAGGTAACTTTGAATGTTTATCCTGAAGGCGATGCTTCTGGCGATACTTATTACAGTGGTTCAGCTATTGTAACTGGTGTTTCAAGAACTGCATCATTTGATGGTTTGGTTGAAGCTAGTATTTCAGTTCAAGGCAATGGTGCTTTAACAGCTAGCACTGTATAAAAATGAGCGTAATAGATAAGGCTAAAGCTCATTTCGATTCTTTGGAAATCAAAGAGATTGAAATACCTGAGTGGAGTGATGGAGAGAAGGTTCTTAAAATATATGCAAAGCCATTAACATTAGCAGAGATGTCTAAATTGCAGAAGCTTGCAAAAGATGATGATGTGGCGTTGATGGCTTATTGCTTAATATATAAAGCCTTAGATTCTGATGGAGAAAAAGTTTTTGACCTATCAGACAAGCACACTATGATGCATGGTGTGGATAAAGATGTTCTTGCAAGGGTTGCATTAGAAATTATGTCAACCCCAAGCGTAGAAGAACAAGCAAAAAAGTAACAGAGGATAAGGACTTATTTGCTAGATACTATCTTGCTGAAATGTTGCATTGCACATTACAGGAGCTAGAGGAAAAGATGACCTTATCCGAATTTACAGGATGGATGGCATACTTGGAAGAAAAGAATAGGCAAATAAAAAATGGCAACTGATTATAAATTAAGAGTTAAAGCATCGGATCAAACTAAAGGTGCATTTAATTCTGTAAATAAAAACATTAACAGTACACAGTCAGCTATGAAAAAATTAGCTGGTGCTTTTGCTGGCGTTTTTGCTGTTAGACAGCTTGTGCAATTTGGAAGAGAGTCTTTAGAGGTTGCAGATGCTATCGCTAAAACTGCTGATTCAATTGGTGTAAGTGTAGAATTCTTGCAAAGATATCAATTTGTTGCACAGCAAGCAGGTCTAAGCACAGAAGAATTTAACAAGTCTATGACAGTATTTGCCAAGATGACTGGTGAAGCTGCAACTGGAGTGGGCGAAGCAAAAATGGCTTTAGAAGCTCTTGGTGTTTCATTGACTCGATCAGATGGAAAAATGAAAACCACTGAAGAGTTATTCTTAGATTTCTTCAGAGCCACAGATAGTGTTGCAGAAGCAAATAAAAAAGCAGCATATTTTTCAGATGTTTTTGGTAGAGCTGGTGTTAAAAACACAGTTATGGCTAAAGAAGGTACTGCTGCAATGCAAGATATGGCTGAAGCAGCCACTGGTATATTTAGTGAAGAAAGCATTAGAAATGCTGAGAAGTTTAATGACACCATGAACAAATTGAATAGGCAGGTTCTAACTCCAATAAGAGATAAATTTATTGGTATTTTAGGAATGACTTTGGAGCTTGCTGAAAAAGTTGGAGTGCTAGATTTTGAAGTAACAACCAAGAACTTAACTGAGCTAAGAGTCAAGATGGGGCAGCTATCAACCGACATGGCTGAAATCATGCAACAAATGAATCAACCAAATGCCAATATTGAGATGTTAAGCATGCAACTCAAAGAACTTATGGATTTAAGTAGCAGGGTTGGTAAAAGAATAAGGGCTTTAATGAATCAGGGTGAAGATGGCGAACAAAATGCAGTGCAAGCTGCTTTAGATGGTTACATAAGTTCTTTAGGAACAATAGAAGAAAGATTAGGTAAGGCTGCAACCACATCAATGAAAAAATTTGAAGATTCAATAATTAACACTTTGAAAACAGGAAAATCTGGCTTTAAAGATTTTGCTGATTATGTAGTTGAACAGCTTTTGAGAATTGCTATACAGGAAATGATAATAAGTCCACTCAAAGGCACGTTCTCATCATTCTTCTCTAAATTTAGCTTTGATGGTGGTGGATATACTGGCATGGGTGCTAGAGCTGGTGGCGTAGATGGTAAGGGTGGATTCCCAGCTATATTACATCCAAATGAAACTGTTGTTGACCATACAAAAGGACAAGGCATGGGAACTACAGTGAACTTCAATATATCAACAGTAGATGCTGCTGGCTTTGATCAGTTACTAGCATCAAGAAAAGGGTTGATAACATCAATCATAAACAATGCCATGAATAATCAAGGCAAAATGGGGGTTGTATAAATGTCTGGTCAATTTCCAACAGACCCCAACTTTAGAACTTTAAATTTTAAAGATAACAGACCAACGCTTTTGAACCAGACTTTATCTGGTAAAAAACAAGTAAGACAAATAGGAGCTCAATATTTTTCTTTTACAGTGGCAATGCCACCATTACAACAAGAAAAGTCTCAAGAGATATTTGCATTTTTACAAAAGCAAAAAGGTTCTTTTGAGGACTTTACTATTCAAGCACCATTAGACAATTTAGGTGCAAGCAAATCAGAAACAGATATAGTTGTTAATGGAGCTCATACATCTGGTGATAACACCATAGCAATGGATGGTTTTTCACAAACCACAGGAGCATTAAAAGCTGGAGATTATATTAAGTTTGCCAATCATTCTAAGGTGTACATGGTATCTGAAGATGCTAATGCATCAGGTGGAGCAGCCACAGTAACCATATCTCCAAATTTAGTAGCATCTCTTGCAGATAATGAAGCTGTTACTGTAAACAAACCTAGCTTTACTGTATATCTTGAAAACAATGAAATCATGTATTCAACTGATGCTAGTGGTTTTTACAGTATTTCATTTGACGTTAGAGAGGTTATTACCTAATGCCTAGAAGTCTATCTGCTGCTTTACAAACACAAGTATCATCCACAGCAACTAAAACAGCTTTTCTGGTTGAGTTAAATCTATCATCAACCATTAGGCTCACTGATTGGTATTCTGATGTTACTTATGATTCTAATAACTATGAAGCTGGTGGCTCTTTTCTTACAGTTGACTCAATTATTGAAACAGGACAACTAGAAGTAAATGAATTAACGATTGGATTTTCAAACATTACAGATCAGGTCAGATCATTAGTACAAGATGGTTCTTTTACAGATAAAGAGGTAGAAATATATTTAGCTTATTTTAATTCAGATGAAACAATTGTTGGTGCTATTAATTATTTTACTGGTCAAATAAGAAGCGTATCAATACAAGAAACAATAGATAGCTCGACCCTATCTTTAATAGTAGCTTCTCATTGGGCTAATTGGAATTTAACAAAGGGCAGGCATTATTCTGATGAATCCCAGCAATCATTTAGCTCTGGTGATAGGGGTATGGAGTTTGCTGGTCAGGTTAAAGAAGATGTTAGGTGGGGAATGTAATGGGTTTTTGGTCAGCAGTTGGTAAATTTTTTCTTGACGTTGGAAAAGCAGTTGTTACTTATGCTAAAGCAAATCCGTTTCAATTTACAATGCAAGCAGCAACATTTGCTGTTGGTGTTAAGGGTTTCTTACAAGCAAAACAGATGCTTGCTAAGGGTCAAGACATACTGGCAAACAAAACCTCTATGGGTGGAAAGATACCAGTCATCTATGGAACAAGAAGGGTTGGAGCACAAATTATTTACATGGATGTCAGTGATAACGATTCTAGAGATATGTATGTGGTTTATGCTTTGTCAGTTGGCGAGTGTGATGAGATTTTAGGCACAACAATTGAGCTTGATGGCAACCCATTAACCGATTCTGCAAGATTTAGAGATGGTGGTTATATTGGTTCAGATAAAATATCTTCTGGCTCAGGCTCTTTGAATACAGTTTCGCAAAATGGAACTGGTATAGATGCTGGGGCTGGTGGATTTGGAACAAGCCCAACATCAAGATATAGATATGTTTTTAATTTGCATCATGGGGCTGCATCACAAACAGCAGACCCTATGCTTGTTGCATCTATGCCTAATTGGACTTCAGCACATAGGCTGGATGGAATTTGTTACATTGGAGCATCGTTTGGTTATGATAAAGAAGGAATATGGCGAGGAGTGCCACAGCTAACAGTACAAGTTAGAGGAAAAAAAGTTTTTGATCCCAGAGACACAAATCAAACATTTGGAACTGTATCTACCTATGAGCACTCAGACAATCCAGCTTTATGCTTTCTTGATTTCATAACCAATGACGAATATGGCAAAGGTTTAACTCAGTCTCAAATCAATATGACTACATTTAGCTCTGCTGCTAATGTCTGTGATACTTTGGTTGATCAGCCCTATTTCAATGGCACTGCACAAAGCGTTACATGGACAGGAACATCTGGTAATGATTTTATTAATATCACTGGAACTGGTGCAAATTCTATTTGGTGGCAAAACAAAATTGGCGAGAAGATAGATTTAGAGGATGGTTCTGGTAATCTTGTTTTAGATGGTGCTGAGATAAAAGATGTACAGAGAACAGAGTTTTACAATGCACAGGCTCAATATTCAGTATATATTAATAATATTCTAGGCTCTGATTACTCTTCTCAAAGTGGCACGTCTTTACTAAAGGTTAAAAGATTTCATTGCAATGGTTACTTAGATGCCAATAAGAATGTTATGGATAATGCTAAAGAGTTGCTTGCTAATATGCGAGGTATATTTCTTTATATAGATGGTAAGTATGAGCTCTCTATTGAAGATACAGGCTCATCTAGTTTTAGTATTACCGATGATCACATTATTTCTGATTCAGGCATATCTGTTGATTATGGCAATAAAGATAAAAAGGCAAATAAGGTTATTGTCGAATTTTTTAACGCTAACAAAAAATATGAATTAGACACAGCAACAGTTTTACATGATGCATCGCCTAACTATACTTCTGATGATGGTGGTGAGGTTTTAGAAGTTAAAGCTGAATTTCCTTATGTCTCTGATCCTTATATTGCCTACAACATGGCAAAAGCTATATTAACCAGAAGCAGGAATCAAACCTCATTTAGATTTGTTGGAACTCCTGAGATGTATAAGCTTAACGTAGGAGATATTGTCGATGTAACTTATACTGGTTTAGGTTTCAATGGAAAAATTTGCAGAGTAGAAGCTTTAGAGCTTGAGCCAAATGGTTTAGTTGCAGTCAGTTTAATAGAATACTTTGACGTTTATACATGGGAAGTGCCACCACAAGAGCCAGTAGAGGAGCTATCTAATTTGCCCTCAGCTTTTGCTGTAAAAGCACCAACAGGACTATCTTTTACTGATACTGATTCTAGCTCAACAGGTAGACCATTCTTATCTTGGAACGAACCAACAGACTTTCCAGATCATCAGTACAGGGTAAATATAGTAGATAGCTCCAGTAACGAGCTTATGAATAAAATTGTTGATACTGAGTTTTGTGATCTTAACTTTTTACCTGTTGGCTCTAATTATGTTGCCAGTGTTAGCTCTATCAACACCCTTAATGTTGAGTCAGACCCAGCGACATTAACTTTTAGCGTTGGAGATGAACCAGTTGTTAGCGTTGATTTAAGAGATGGTGCTGTGCTTGCAGCTAAGCTTGCAGATAATGCTGTAACAACAAACAAAATTCTTAACGATGCTGTAAGCTCAGTCAAGTTGGCTGATGATGCAGTAACAAATGCAAAGCTGGCAGTTGATGCAATTCAGGGTGATGTTATTGCAGCAGGTGCTATTACGGAAAATAAATTAGCAACAAACGCTGTAACAGCAGATAAAATTTCAGCAAATTCAATTACTTCTGCAAAAATTGTAGCTAATACAATTACTGCATCAGACATTGCATCTAATACAATTACAGCCACACAAATTGCGACAAATACAATTACCAGTGCTGAAATTTTGGCTGGTACAATTGTTGCTTCAGATATTCAATCTGGAGCATTAACATCAGCATCAGGTGTTTTTGGAACTATCTCTGCTAATGACATTACTACTGGAACTTTGAATGCCAGCAATGTTGATGTAACAAATTTAACAGCAGATAATATTACTGTTGGAACTTTGAGTGCTCTGAGGCTTAATTTAGATGGCAGCACACTAACAGGCTCTGGAAGTGGTTTAAAAATATCTAGTGGTGGGGTTAGCATAGCTGAGATTGGAACAAGAGCTGTTGGTGCTATGGTGGTTAATGGTGCTTCTGGAACTAGTGGATTTGGAGATGGTAGATTTTCAGACAATTTTAACAATATTATTACAGCAACATTTACAACAGCAGAAGCAGGTGATTATCAAGTGGTTGCTAATTGTATGGTTGGTGGTGTTTTTAATAGTTTAACCCAATTAGAGTCAAGAATTATTATTGGATCAACTGTTATTGCAGACTATAGTTCACCAGTTGGAGGTAATGCTATTCAGCCAATTATTTTGGGTGGAAAGGTAAGTTTATCTGCCAATACTTCTTATACTGTTGCTATGCAGGGACAAGTTATACAAGACAATACAACGCCTGATGTGGGTGGTTTTAGTACTAGAATATCAGCCTTAAAATTAAACAAACAATAATGACTACTATATACGCCCCAACACCAGAAAATCCTTTAACAACAACACAGAAGATAAGGAATAAAAGATTGTATTTATTACAAGATTCTGATTGGACTGTTGTTGTTGATAGCCCATTATCAGATGCAAAAAAAACAGAATGGTCTACTTATAGACAAGCATTAAGAGACTTACCATCACAATACACAGATTCTGATAATTTTGATGATGTAGTGTTTCCAACTCAACCAGATTAAATATACAATAGGACAGAGGTAAATTAATGGCACAACACGATTATAATTTAGCTAACCAAAGTGGAGCTGACTTCAGAGCTGATTTAAACAACGCTCTAGCAGCTATTGCTACAGTTAATTCAGGGGCTACCGAGCCTTCAACTACTTTTGCCCATCAGTTATGGGTAGATACAGCAAACAGCGTATTAAAAATAAGAAACGCTGCTAATAATGCTTGGATTACTTTTGGCGTAAGCATTAGCTCATCCAATGTATTTACAGGCAATCTAACAGGCGATGTAACAGGCAATTTAACTGGCAATGTTACAGGTAATGTTACTGGAGACCTAACAGGTAATGCTGACACAGCAACTACATTAGAAACAGCAAGAACTATATCTCTATCAGGAGATGTTGTTGGTTCAGTTTCTTTTGATGGCAGTGCTAATGTAGATATTTCTACAGTTGTTCAGATTAATTCTATTGTTCTTGGAACTGATACCACTGGCGATTATGTTGAGAGCATATCTGGTGGCACTGGCGTAACAATAACAGGTGGAACAGGCGAAAGCTCTACACCAGTTGTTGCTATTGGTCAGGCTGTTGCTGTAACCAGTGATGTTACATTTAATACTGTAACTGCATCCGATCAATTTATTGGTGATATTAAAGGTGCTGTTAGATTTGCAGCTAAAGCCGATGGTGCTTTATCAAAAGGGGATGTAGTTTATATTTCTGGAGTCTCTGGAAATAGCCCCACAGTTGCACAAGCAAAAGCCGATGATGCATCTAAGATGCCTGCTTTTGGTTTTGCTTCTGCTGATGCCAATGATAATGCTTCTGTTGAAGTTATTACTTTTGGAACTATCTCAGGACTAGACACATCAAATGTTTCTGTTGGACAGATACTTTATGTTTCAACTACAGCAGGTGCATACACAACTACAGCACCAACAGGCGAAAGCTCACAAATACAAAACATTGGTAAGGTTCAAAGAAGTCATGCTTCTGCTGGTTCAATTAAAGCTGGTGGTGCTGGTAGATCAAATGCAACACCTAACTTAGATGATGGCAAAATATTTATAGGCAATGGTTCTAATCAATCATCAACATCAACATTAGATACTTCTATTGTTCCAGAGAATACTAATCTCTATTACACAGATGCTAGATTTGATACAAGGCTTGCCAGCAAAGACACTGACAATTTAACAGAAGGCTCTAACCTCTACTATACACAGGCTAGATTTGATTCTGCTTTTGGCAACAAGACAACCAACGATTTAACAGAAAATACTAATTTATATTACACAGACACAAGAGCTAACTCTGCTATCGATGCTAGAGTTACTAAATCATTTGTGGATGCTTTGGGTGTTATAGCTGGTAGCGTAAGTATTAACAGCGTTGCCTTAGGAACAGATACTACAGGCAATTACATTCAAACCATTACAGGAACTGCTAATAAGATTACAGTTTCAGGCTCAGGCAGTGAATCTGCTGATGTAACTTTAACTTTGCCAGACGATGTGCAAATAGCAGATAGCTTAACAGTTGCAGGAAATTTGACTGTTAATGGAACACTAACATCATTAGACACCACAAACTTAGACATAGAAGATAACTTATTCCAGCTTAATGCAGGACTAACAGGCAGCCCAGTAAATGATTCTGGTATGTTGATTAACAGGGGTAATCAAGATAATGGCATCTTTATGTGGGATGAGTCAGTAGATAAATTTACACTAGGATTAACGACAGCAGACGGCACATCAACAGGCAATATTACTTTGGCTTCACTTGGAACTTTGGTTGCCAACATTGAAGGTAATATTACTGGCGATTTAACAGGAACGATACAAACAGCAGCACAGCCCAATATTACAAGTGTTGGCACTCTTACAGGTCTAACAACTACAGGCGATATTAACTTTGGTGATGATGATAAAGCCATCTTTGGAGCAGGCTCAGACCTACAGATTTATCACACTGGGGCTAATAGTTTTGTAACAGACGTTGGAACAGGTAGTTTAAATCTTCGTGGAACAAATATTTACTTAGCAGATGCTGGGGGAAATAGTTTTATTGATTTGATTGATTTAGGCACTGGTGGAAGGGTAAGCATAAAACATGAAACTGCAACCAAGCTATCCACTGCTAGTGATGGTATAGATATTAAAGGCGAAACTTCTACAGTTTTTGGTTTAAATATAATTGACCCCAGTGCTACAGCTTATGGTGCACATTTTAGTTTTGATGATACTAATACAAAAGTTTTAATTGGTGGTGTAACCAATGGAACTAAAAATACAGCAATCAGTATTCCAAGAGATTCAACACAAGTAGATTTTGCATCACATATTACTTTACCTGATAACGGAATAGCTAAATTTGGAGCAGGTTCAGACCTACAGATTTATCATGATGGTTCTGATAGTTATATAAAAGATGCTGGTACAGGCACACTTAGAATACTAAGTGATGATGTAAGAATAATGAATGCAGCAGGTACGGAGATTTCTGCACAGTTTATCCAAGATGGTGAAGCTAGATTAAAGTATGATAATTCTACTAAGTTAGCCACTAAAACAGATGGCATAGACGTAACAGGTACAGCAGTAACAGATGGTTTGACTATTAATGACTCTGGAGTTCTTCGCCTTAACGATGATGGCACTACTGATTTTTTCACCATTCAACAAGGTGCTACTCAAGCAGTATTAACAGCAGATTCTCCAGATGGTGCTGCAAATATGCTTTTCAGAACTGCTGCTGCTGGAGTTGACAAAGACAGATTAAAGATATCATCTAATGGAGACATCTCCTTCTACGAAGATACAGGAACTAGCCAAGCATTGTTTTGGGATGCGAGTGCTGAGTCTTTGGGTATCGGAACGACTTCGCCAACTAAAAACTTACACATTTCACAAACTGGTTCAGAGCTTTTAGTTGAAGGCACAAACAACAGTTTAAGCAGTCTTATTGCAGGTGTTTCTGTAAAAGCTCCTTTTTATAGAAAAGCAGGTTTTACTATTTACGATGAATCTGATAACGAAGATTTTTTCATAGGCAGACCTTATGGCTCAACTAATTCTTTTGATATAAGCAATGATGGCACTTCACGTTTGAGAATTAATCATCTTGGCAACGTAGGTATTGGAACGACTTCGCCATCTCATCTGCTACACGTTACTGGAAGCGTTGCTGGAGGTTATGCAGCAAAAGTTGAAAACACAAACTCAACCAATGGTTTTGGCTTAATAGCTAAGACTGCACATACTGGTACTTCTGCTTTTGCCTTTGGTGCTTATGCTGCTTCTACTCCTCTTATGGTGGTTAGAGGTGATGGAAACGTAGGAATCGGAAACGATTCGCCAACAACACCTTTACATGTTTACCATGCTACCACTGATACAGTTGCAAACTTTCAAAGTGGCGATAACTCTGTAGCAGTAAACTTTACTGCATTAGATAATTCTATGCAGATAGCTACTTCAGGAACAGATGGCATTATAAAAAATAACGGAGCTGGTAGCTTTAGGTTGTTTAATAATGGCAGCGAGAGAGCCAGAATCGATAGCTCTGGAAACTTGTTGGTTGGTACTACTAGTGTTGATGTTGCAAACCACACAGGCACAACTCAAGGTGTTCGTATTGCTGGTGCAAACAACATTCAAGTTGCTAGCACTGGTGTTGCAGCTTACTTTAACAAGCTAAGCACCGATGGCGACATTGTTGAGTTTCGTAAAAGTGGCACAACAGTTGGAAGTATTGGTGTTGCTAATACTAACAATCTAGTCATTGAAAGCAAAGCAACAGACCATACTGGTTTAGAATTTGGTAATGATATATTGCCACGCAGAAATGCAGCGTTAGTAGATAACCAAACAAATTTAGGTAATAGCTCATATCGTTTTGGTAACTTGTATTCAAGCAATATCCTTGCATCATCTGTAGGTATCGGAACGACTTCGCCAAGTTCACTTTTACACATTGCATCAACGAGCCCTGTATTAACCATACAAGACACAGATGCAACTTCAACATTTAATAAAACTGAAATACAAAACTCAGGTGGAACAGTAAACTTTAACACTCGTCAATCAGACGGAAGTTTTGTTTCTACTGATTATCAGATGGCAAAAGATGCAAATGGTGTTACTGACCATAAATGGTTTATTGGTGGCAGCGAGAGAGCCAGAATCAATAGCTCTGGAAATATGTTAGTTGGTAAGACTGCTGACACTTACAGCGTAGAAGGTATAAGTCTAAGAGGCAACCCTTCAACTGGACAATCTATTGCTACATTTACTAGAAACGCATCAAGTGCTTTGTCTTTAAACAGGCTTACTGATGATGGCGATATTGCTGTATTCACTAAAGACGGAACAACAGTTGGAAGTATTGGTACTAGGTCAAGCGGCTTGGTTGTTGGTAATGGTGATGTTGGTTTATTCTTTGATGCAGGTGTTGATAGAATATTTCCTGAAAGCCCTAGTGGTGGTGCAGCTAGAGATAATGCTATAGATTTGGGTACTTCAGGAGCAAGATTCAAAGACCTCCACCTATCAGGAACAGCCAATGTTGCTAATGTAACTAGCACAAGTCAAATAAAAGTTACTGGCTCAAATGCAAGCACAGTTGCTTATAGTGTAGGTGATACAAATACAGGATTATTTAATACTGGCTCAAATTCTATTGGTGTAAGTACCAATGGCTCAGAACGCATGAGGATTACTAGTGCTGGAAATGTTGGAATTGGTACGAGTAGTCCACTGACAACTTTTCAAGTTAAAGTAGACACCAATAAAAACTTAATGGTGCAAAATGCCTTATCAAGCACAGCACTAAAGTTTTTAAATGATGGCGGAACATCATACACAGCAGGAACTATTAATGCTAGTACATTAGCCATTAATGCAGATAGTGGTGGAAATGTTGGAATTGGAACTGCGAGTCCTTCTTCATATTCAAAGTTAAATGTAGCAGGTTTAGTCAAAATTAATAGTTCAAGAGATACTTACGTTGATGCTTCAGAAGATGCAGGTGCAGCAGGAAAAATATTTGTCTCAGCAGCAGGTTCAGGTGATTTTGGTCAAGAAGCTGGTCATTTAGTGATGCAAGCAAGAACGCATACTTCTGTTTATAGAGACATAATATTCGCAGGTGGAATTAATAACGCTAGTCCTTTAATGAGTATTATGGGAGAAGGACACGTTTTAATAAACACTAGAACCCTACAAGGTGTTGGTGGTCTTAGTTTTCAGGTTGGTGGTAATCATGTAGCTATAGAAAATAACACCACCAGCAGTGCAGGTAATGGAACTGAGTATCAAGTATTTAGAAGAAACTCAAGTCAAATAGGTAGTATTACTATGAATGGCACAACTGGTGTTCAATACAACACATCTTCAGACTACAGATTAAAAGAAAATGTGGTTACTGAATGGGATGCTACAACTAGGTTAAAACAATTAAAACCAGCAAGGTTTAATTTTATAACTGAACCCGATAGAACAGTAGATGGTTTCTTAGCACACGAAGTTCAAGACATAGTTCCAGAAGCCATCAGTGGTGTAAAGGATGAAATGCAGGAAGAAGAATACGAAGTAACTCCTGCTGTTTTAGACGAAGATGGAAATGTAGTAACTGAAGCAGTTATGGGTACTAGGGAAGTTCCTAAGTATCAAGGCATAGACCAAGCAAAACTTGTTCCACTACTTGTAAAAACTATACAAGAGTTAGAAGCTCGAATCACAACTTTAGAAAACCAATAAACCAAGAGGAAAATAAAAAATGGCAATATCATATGAATGGAATGTAAACACAGTAGACGTATACCCTACTGACGAAGATCACACTGACGTTATTTATAACGTGCATTGGCGTATAAACGCTACTGATACTGAAGTAGATGCAGAGGGCAATCCCTACACAGCATCTGTTTATGGTACTCAGAGCCTAGACACGTCAGACCTATCAGGCTTTATAGACTTTGACAGCGTAACTTCAGCAGAGGTGCAAGGCTGGGTAGAAAGTGCGATGGGTACAGAAGAGGTGCAATCTTTAAAAGATAACCTTGATGCAAACATTGCAGGGCAAATTAATCCAACAAGTGAAACTAAAACTTTAGTATCTTAATTTTATTTATTTTAATATTAAGATAGAATATAACTTTATTAACTAGCTTTTATAGGGAGCAAACTATGACTGAAGAGAAAAAAGAAATGAGTAACGAAGAACCAATCATCCTTACATTTGATGACGTGCCTTACAGGGCATCTGATTTGAGTGAGGAGCAATTGCCTATTGCAGTTGAGTTAAATGAAATCGTTCCACAATTACAAAGGTTGGAAAGAGAACATTTAAAGCTCAATCGTTTTAAAAATTATTTGGTTCAAGACTTTAAACGTAGCTTAGAAGTGGAAACACCAGAAGCTGAACAACCAGAGGAATCTGAATAATGAGAAATATTACATTTATTTTAATTGGCTTATTTGCAACTTCATGTGCAACTGTTAATTCAGTGATTGAAGGTGGTAAAGATATTGCCATGACCACAGTTGATACAACTGTTAAA